CGTGCACGGTTTATTCCGTGTGCGTGTTATGTTGTTATTGTTTTGATTGAGGTCTTTAGTACTACCTTCAAAGCTTTAGCGATATTGATTGTTCCGGTTTTATGTAACGATTTGTGTCGTTATATAAAGCTTGACAATCAGCAACAATATTTCTACTGTTTGCTAGTTTATCTATAAAACTAGGTCCATTTAATTGGATAGTGAATAATCACTTATGAACAATTATTAGACTTGATCTTTTCTAGTCTATATTCCTATAATTGTTATTAATACTATGGAATTACAGAGCTTCACTTTCAGCTCTTTAATATGAATGATTATCTTCCACGAGTGACTTTTATTAATACTTAGTCGCTCATAAAAGACTTTCTCTAGGCATTATCGCAATGTTTATAAAAGTCCCCTGACTCACCAAAATGTATAGCCGTCTGACTCCCTCAGCCTTTCGATTGCTCGGCATGTCTCTTCACCCAATCCAATGTTTAAAATATCATTAGTGATGGATAACCTATATGGCAAACTAAGTTGCTTTTAATATTTAGGAATAAGTTTGGAATGAAGTACCATTGTAAGCCTCTAAGTGAGTTGCATTATTACAATGACACCGATAACTAGCCCATGCGGTAAGCTAGTCCGGGGTTGCACCCTGGCGCGAAATCGATGCTCCGTAGACCATGACACCATGTTTAAATTACCATTTTCCCCTGTTAGATCATTAGTTGAAAAAAATTTATTTGTTAGTGAGTGTGATGTATATGATTTATGTTATGAGTTATCTGACGCCTCATCGCGTCCCTGTCCCTGTACGGACAGATCCTTCAGTTCCAATGTTCAAGTCTCCTCCGAGCCTCGACTCATCATTACCCCCAGACCAACTATTACCTGTGGATTACCACGAGGAATTTGTAGCTGCTCTGAAGACATTACCCCCGAGATGTGTTATAATACCTATTGTAGTACCTATCCCACCCATTATCTTCCCCTCCTTGAAGCCAAAAAAATTCCTTCCAAATTTCATAAGAACGAACGTTATTTTGAAAAGAAGAAGGCAAAAAATTTACGTAGGAGAGAGCGAGCGTTAAATAAGAGTAAGATGTTTTATAGTCAATCAGGGAACGAAGTTCCTAGAGAAGAAAGAAGTGAATTTTGCAGAGAATGTGGCAAAGAGAGAATTCTTGATTCTGACAATACTCTTTATTGTAGATGTTGGGTTCCCCAATCCGGAGAAGATAACACCCCTTTTTCTGATCCAATGGTTTTAATGCAAACTCTATTTTCTAAATTTTCTGAGAGAAATTTTGGATCTTTATCTGAAAAGGAAAAGCATAAATTGGTAATCAGATTTGTGAATGCACCACTTGTTTTGTATTTTGATTTAAGATCAGCTACTACTTTTTGGCAAGTATATAGGGCCCTGTGGCACTATACTGTGCATTGTGAAGGAGAGCATAATTTGCAGAAGTTGTGGCCTATGTTGCTCGTAGCTTTCATTCAAAATAAGTATGATGGCTATAAGGAGAAGAAACGAGCAGAAGAACAAGATAATAATCCAACGGAAGGATTGATGCCCCAAGCTGGGATGTTTGATAATCCCTTCGCAGCGATGAGATCGAAATTTGCAACCTTTGAGGAAATTAAATCATCACCTTTTTTTGAAAAGTTACAAAAATTTTTCCTATACGCGTTGAGTTTATCTATATTTGAGAATTTTGGGTTAACTTTCGATAATCTGAGGTATAGCAAAGTGGAAGCTGAAGCTATAAAACAAAAGTTTCACTCGGGACCCGATTTTATTATGTGTTTAATGGATACTGTGTTATTTTTATTAGAAAAAGGGTACACTTGTATGAAAACAGGGTCTTTTGATCCTCTTTACTATGAGGGCGGCCCTTACGAGAAATGGTTTATTAAAGTAATGGACATAGAAAGAGAAGTTTTAAATTTGAATACTCCAGCAGCTACTATGGAAATACATACTTTTTTATCTGAATTAGAATTGAGTATAGAAGAGGGAGAAAATTATTACAAGCATGCGCTGCGTACTAAATCAAATGAAAGACACTTCTTGATAACGAATCTTTCTAAACTCAAGAAAATCCAAGGAGATTTGATGACCAAAGAGGAAGCGATGAAAACTCGTCGTGCTCCCGTATCATTTCTTCTAGCTGGAGGGACTAAAGTTGCAAAATCTTTTTTAACTGATTTACTCTTTAGCCATTATTCTAAAGTTTTTGGATTGAAACAAGGCCAGGAAAATATTTATACAAGAACTTGTACAGACGAGTATTGGAGTGGATTTCGAACTCATATGTGGGGTTTGAGATTAGATGATATCGGATTTTTAAATCCAGCACTTAAGACTCTTGATCCTTCACTGAGTGATGCTATTATGATTGTAAATAATGTTCCATATTGTCCCCCCCAAGCTGAGCTTTCTGATAAAGGCAAAACACCAGTAAGACCTCGTTTAGTCATTGGCACAACTAACTCTGAACATTTAAATGCTCATGCGTATTTTAGTTGTAGCGCAGCTGTTCAAAGACGTTTCCCTTTTGTGATAGTTGTAACTATTAAAGAACAGTATAAGGGCTCAAATGGGTTGTTGAATGAAGATTTATTACCCCCTATAGAACCCGGCGAATATGCGAATTTCTGGAATTTTGAGATCAAAAGGGTTGTACCTATATTGGATCAAAGCAATATGGCGCGCTTGGAATCTATTGATTTATTTACGGATATTTATTTATTTTTAGATTGGTTTATATCGATTTCCAAGCAACATGAGAGGAATCAAGATAAAGTTGATGCTTCTAAAGATATTTGTGATAAAGTTGAGTTGTGTGATTGTTTTAGGCCAAAGAAATTTTGTAAGTGTTTGCAAGAACAATCCGGATATATTTCTGGATTAGCATCCACTGTTATTACGAAAATGCAATTGCAATATCTACAGGAAAAGCGTCACTTTGCTGAGAGATTAATTTACAGAACTAATGAAATGTCGCTATGGCAGAGATTTGTGATGTATGTGATGTACGTTTTTCTGTGGTTTTGTACTTGGAATGAATTCACAATTAGATGGGCTAGAAAGCTCGGATTATTTAGATTTTGTTTGGCATTTTGCTCAACCTATTTTGTTGACGAACAAAATCTTGGAATAATTATTAGGGCAAGTTCGGATGTGCTCGTTCGTGGACGGGAATACAAACTGGTTGCTTGCGCTATTGCGCTCATAACTTCTATGATTGGAGCATACAAATTGTATAAATTATCCTCTACTACTAAGCTAGAAGAAACACTATTTATGCAAGGTGCTGTGCCTAGTTCAGAAGTGGGTAGTCCGCCACACGCCACAGAAAATGAGAGAATGAACCCTTGGAAGACCGAACAAAATATCCTTAATTCAGTTGACGTACCATCTGGAACGATTGGATGGAAATCTCTTTCTCTTGAGGAACAAATTCGATTGATTGGACAAAATTGTGTGCAATTTTATTTTTCATGCCCTGGAAGTCAAACTAAAAAGCCCAATAAGGGCTTTTGTGTTGGCGGACAATTATATATAACTAACAATCATGCTTACGCTGAAAATACTTTCGATTTGGAGATTGAGCAAGAACCTATATCCGATGGAGTGACTAGGAATATTAAAATTAAAGTTACTCCGAATATGATTTACAGAGATGCCAAATATGATCTAATGGCAATATGGTTGGATATGATTCCCCCAAAGAAAAATCTCTTAAATCTATTCCTCAAAGATAAATTATCAGGTGTCTGGGATGGCTATTACATTGCACGAGGATCCGATAAATTGGAAGCACGACGAGTTATAGCAGCTAAATATGTAGACAAATTTGAACACAATCTTTTTCCTGATAAGCCCCCCGTAATTCTAGCAAGAGTTGATATTGAAACAAAGAAAGGAGATTGTGGATCTATTCTAATGATGCAAACTCATTATGGACCTTTATTGGCAGGATTCCATTTTCTAGGATCACCAGCAAAGCAAGTTGGAGCAGTTATGTTGAATCAAACTGTATTCAACTCTATAATTTCAAGATTTCAAAAACTTGTTGTTGAAACAGGAACACCTATATTAAGTGCGTCTACTATATCATATGATTTAGTGAACCTTCACACCAAGAGTCCTGTGAGATTCATCGAAAATGGTATAGCAACTGTGTATGGATCGCTATCTGGATTCCGATCGGAACCTAAGAGTTTAGTTTCTCCAACAATGTTGAGCGCTGAGTTTCAAAAGAGAGGATATGAGATGAAATTTGGAAGACCAATGATGACTGGTTGGTTGCCTAAGAGACATGCTCTCCTTGAAATGGTTAATATTCCACACTTGATAAACACATCTATCTTGAATGACTGTGTGAAAGATTATGTTGACGGAGTTTTAGATCTCTTGTCTGACGAAGATCTTAAAATGTTGCATGTTTATGATGACTTTACAGCAGTGAATGGAGCTCAAGGAGTTGCATATATTGATGGTATAGTTAGAGGAACTAGTGCGGGTTTCCCTTGGAAGAAGACTAAGAAATTCTTTTATACCACTTTGCCAGCTCAAAGGGGTTTGAATGAACCCATTGAATTTAATGAAGAAATTATGAATCGTGTGAAAGGAATTCAAGAGACTTATAAACGTGGAGAAATGCATAGACCCATATTCGTGGGATCATTAAAAGATGAACCACGGAAATTAAAGAAATGTCAATCTGGGCAAACAAGAGTTTTCACTGGAGCACCCATTGATTGGAGTCTAGTGGTGCGAAAGTATTACTTGAGTTTTGTGCGCTTGTTGCAGAATAAAAAATTTGTATTTGAGAGTGCCCCTGGCACTGTAGCGCAATCTTTGGAATGGCAGAAGTTATTTGAATACTTGAATGAATTCGGAGATATTGAGAATAAGGTAGCTGGTGACTTCGCTAAATTTGATAAGAGTATGCCTTCGGAGCTTATATTAGCATCCTTCAAAGTTATAACAGATATTCAAAAGAAAGCTGGATACACCGATGAAGAACTCAAGATATGCTGGGGTATAGCTTATGATATTGCTTTTCCCACTGTAGATATGTTTGGAGATCTGATTCAATTCTGGGGGTCTAACCCTTCGGGGCACCCCTTGACTGTAATCGTCAATTGTATTGCTAATTGCCTTTACATGCGATATTGCTTTTATTCGATGCGTCCTAGTGATTGTCAATTTAAATTTAAAGATTGTGTGAGATTGATGACTTATGGAGATGATAATATCATGGGTATCGATCCCAATACTAAATGGTTTAACCATACTACCATACAACAGGCGTTGCAAACTATTGGGATAACATATACTATGGCTGATAAAGATGCGGAAACAGTTCCTTATTTGAAGCTTTCTGAGTGTTCTTTTTTAAAAAGAACTTGGAGGTATGATGTCGATATTAAAGCAGTGGTTGGACCTCTTGATCATGAGTCGATAGAGAAGATGCTTTTGATCACTGTAAAATCTAAATCTGTTTGTGAGAGTGCTCAAATGGTGGATATATTATCGAGCGCGTGTCGTGAGTATTTTTGGTATGGTAGAGAAATATTTGAAAATAAAAAAAAAATGTTTCAGGATATAATTTCTGAAACCGAATTGGTCCATTATGTAAAAGATTCAACTTTCCCAGAATATTGGGGATTAGTTTCAGATTTTTGGACTAATTCAAAACAATTGGGGCTAGTGGAGAATAGTCCTTTAATTCAAAACCAAAATTCTCCTATTATTGATAGTTACTGCCACTTGGAAGCTCAAACAAGTGGAGTGTGGATTGATAATAGTTCCCACGTGGGCGTCCCCCAAAATCTCTTTTTAGAGAAGCAGCAGTTGGACTGTAATCGAGCAAAATTTGATGAGACTTGGTCATTTCAGAAGATTCAATTAACCCGACCACAAAATACCCAAACAAAATATGAGGTGCAGCACTTACCTAAAAAGTGTGACGGCCAATCTGTGCCTAAAGCAGACCTATATATTAAATATACTTATTTTGAAGATGTTCTCAAATCCTACGAGAATACTCTAGAGTGTCTTAAAGAGCACCACTTATCTGAAACTCAATATCTCATTGAAAGAATTCATAGGCAAACTGAGAAATTAGTTGCTAGAATTGAGAAAGATAAGAATTGTATGGGTGAATCCTTCGAGATGGGACCCCAATCGGGAGAAGAAATGATCGAAGCTGAAATAGCTATTGCGGAACTTAGTAAACGCTACAATTTGGTTTTTTCTGATCAAGATACTCAGGCTCTTAAGATATTGCTTCAACTTTCTCTGGAGAAAGATAATGGACTCGACGCAGAAATTAGTGAAGAAGATTGGTTGGAAATTGCTAAATGTCTTGAGGAACAATCAGGAGAGGTAATACCAACTGAAGAATCGACAGGTCCAGGTCAGATAGTAAAAGAAGTTGTGACTTTCTTAGATGAAGCCTCAGGTGAAACTGATGGTTTTGAAGTTGGAAATGATAAGATGGCTTTAGCGGATAAATCTGCACATAGTGATTTGGCAAATTACTTATCTAGACCAGTTCAGATTTACAGCTTCGTTTGGAATGAGAGTGATGCAACAGGTGCAAATTCTGGAACTTTTTACCCTTGGCAATTATATTTCCAGACATCATACATCCAAAGTAAATTAAACAATTATGCCTTTTTGAGGTGTAACTTGAGACTTAAGATTGTGATTAATGCATCTCCATTTTATTATGGAGCTCTCCTTTTTTCCTATTTACCTAACTTTGGTTTAACTGCTGATTCAAGCGCTCCTGCTGCAGATAATAATTATTTCGTTCCATATTCCCAGCGTCCAAGTGTTTTTATTTACCCTCAGCACAATCAAGGAGCAGAGTTGACTCTTCCTTTTCTCTACGAGAGAAATTGGTTAAATTGTCAGTCAGCTACAAATTTGCAGAATATGGGTGCTGTTAATACTGTTAATTTCACACAATTGCAGAGTGCTAATGGAGCATCCGGAGTGGGAGTTACGGTTCGAGTTTTTGCATGGGCTGAAGATGTTGAGATTTCAGGTCCAAGTATTGCTCTAGCGGCACAATCCGGAGATGAATATGGAAAGAGACCAGTCTCTTCTATAGCATCTGCGGTTGCATCAGCAGCAGGTTCACTCAAGAGAGTTCCGATTATTGGTCAGTACGCCACTGCCACAGAAACGGGAGCTAATTTGATTGCAAAAGTTGCTTCTCTGTTTGGGTTTTGTAACCCCCCAGTAATTGAAAATACTATGCCATATCGACCTTCTCCTTTTCCCCAGATGGCATCTACTGAGTTGAGTTATCCAGTAGAGAAATTGACTATTGATCCCAAGAATGAACTTACAATAGATAATAAATCTTTGTTTGGATTGAGTAGTACTGACGAATTGTCTATTAAGAAAATCACTGAACACGAATCCTTTTTAATTCAAACGACTTGGGCAACAACTACAGCAGTTGATACTACTTTATTTACCACTCCAGTTACCCCAGTGATGTATCGTGCTTCCTTAGACACGTATGCTAATAGGATTTACATGACTCCTATGTGTTGGTTATCACAGTTGTTTACGTATTGGAGGGGAGATATTATTTTCCGATTCAAATTTATTGCTAGCCCTTTCCATAAGGGAAGAGCGAGAATAACATTTGATCCAGCAGGAACTGCGGGTAGTAATAGTACGACCACAGCTAATACAACTGGTGCCATTTTCACTCATATTGTGGATCTTGGTGAAGAAACAGATGTCAGTGTGAGAATTCCATATAATCAGGCTCTCGCTTGGTGTACAACTTTTACAGCTAATTACACTAATCAGATTTTGCAAACAAGTGCATCCCCCACTTTCAACTATGCAGAAGGAGTGCACAATGGTATGATAAGTTTAAGGGTTTTCACATCTCTTACAGCTCCTGTGGCAACATCCTCAGTTCAAGTACTTATATTTGTTAAAGCTGCTGATCTAGAATTTGCTGGTCCTTCTGAATTGCCTCTTTGGTCAACGCTTGCTCCACAATCTGGTGAGGAAATAGTTGCTGGGGAAGTATCAGCTGGAGATGACCATAAATTTCTGGTTTATCACGGAGAACACATTACGTCTATTAGACAATTGTTGAGGAGATCTAATTTGTCGCGCACGTGGAGTGGAACCTTGGGGGCCGATTATGGTTTTATCTATTTGAGATTAAACAGATTTCCTGCTCCATATGGTTATGATGCTGCCGGTTATGATAATGCTACAAAACAAAGTGGAACAGGAAGTTATAAATTTAACTATTGTCAGAATACTCTTCTGAACTATATTTGTCCAGGTTATGTTGGGGTCAGAGGTGCTATTAATCATACATTCAATGTGATGAATATAACAAATGGAGCAAATACAACGAGCCATCTTCGATGCTACAGACAACCTAGTATTGGAAGTAATGGTGTTGCGATATCTAGTGGTACAATTACCACATCTGGAGCAATGGCGGCCCAGAATTTGGGAGCAAAGTCTGTTGGAAGTGCTGGTACAGCTTTGACTAATTGTTTGACTCAGGCTGGTTTAGTAGTATCGAATCCAATGTATTCCGCATTTAAGATGCTCTCCACAGACCCTAAGCGTTGGGTACAAGGTGCAAACTATGATGGATCGAACAGACAAGGCATGGTAGTAGAGGTAATGGGTAAGAATGGAGATACTTACCTCATTGACCAATATGTTGCAGCCGGAACTGACTTCAATCTTGTATTCTTTGTCAGCGTACCAACATTTTATATATATAATACACTAATTCCTAC